CTAAAGAACAACAGGAAGCAGCTTTTACATGGCTTCGTAACAACGGCTTAGGTGATATTATTAAAAATGATATTACTGTTACCTTTGGTAAAGGCGAAGACAACAAGGCAGCATCATATGCTGACCTTGCAAAAGGTCAGGGATTTGAACCAGTTCAAAAGATTGGGGTGAATCCTATGACCTTGAAAGCAATGGTCAGGGAACGTCTAGAGTCTGGACAAGAAGTTCCATCTGACTTATTCAAACCGTTTGAGGGTAACCAAACGAAAATAACGCGAAGATAAAAAGGAGGAACGCGAAATGAGTAACGAGAAACAAGTAGCAACTAAGAAAGCAAACCTACCATCTGCAGGTTTATTTGAAGCAGATGCACAAATGGGTTTTGAGAAAGTGAAGACAGATAGTCTGGCTCCACCAATTCTTAAACTCTTACAAAACGGATCAGCAGAAGCACAGAAACGTAATCAAAAATATGTTGAAGGTGCTGAACCTGGTATGTTTTTAAACACTGTTACGAAACAGTTGTATAATGGTGACAAAGGAATATTAGTTATTCCTTGTTATTATAATTTAGAATATCAAGAATGGGCAGACTATGGTACAGGATCTGGACGTCCTGAAAACATATACCCAGATACGTCTGATGTTCTAGACAAAACTACTAAAGGACCTGATGGCAAAGACAGATTACAAAATGGTAATTACATTTTGACTGTTGGTCAGCACTTTGTAATTATACTT